CCTTGGACAGAGTTGAAGAAAGCGACGAGTTCGGCTTCTGCTCCTTGGCCGTATGCCAAGTCAACTTTGAAGTCGAATTGTGGGTTGTACCCTGTTTGCGTTTTGGTCATGACTTTGTCCTGTGCAATTTATGCCAGTAAGCATTGGCTTTTTTGCATTGTTCGCATGGTGTTTCTTTATGACGCAAATGTCGTTTGTATGCAGAGCGTGTGCCACATTGGGCCGTTATTGGCTTACCCATTACTTCGCTTCAAGCCTGTTAGCGACAGTATTAGCTGCGTCTGCAATAATGCGAAGAAGTTGTATTTGTTCTTCTGTTGATTCGTTTGACCTAACGCACTGCAACAAATAACGCATGTGGGTAATTGTTGCATTTAGTTTGGTTTTGGTGATTGTGTTTGTTTCCATACAGACACTATAACCACATATAACCACAATTGCAAGTATTGAGAATGCGACCCTAGGCGCAGGAGGGAAACACGCCACGCCTAGAGCCTGTCAGAGTCGGCTATGCCTTGTCTGAGTTGGGTTTTGGCAACGCTCGCCATGCTGCTTCGAGGGCTTTTGCGTCTTTTGCCAAGTCCATTTCAAGTTCAAAGTGAAGCCATGCGCCACCGAATGAACCTGCGTTGTCTGTTTTGTTGAAGATTTTGACACCCTTTGTGCCTTCGCCTCGACTACATCTGTAGCCCCTGCCATACGCCGTCTGGTCGCTGTCAGGCTGTTTGGGGTCTCTGTAGGCGTAATCGTGCAGTTCGCACAGTCCTAGGGCTTCTGAGTGCTCAATAAACCAATCCCACGCTTCCTTGGCTTGTGCCCTGCCTGCTCTGGTCTTCGGGTAGCCAATGTCGCCAGCGACGCCAAGTGAATGCACGGAAAGGGTTTTGCCTCCTCGAATGTTGCGAACAACAAACGTGCCTAGGTTGGTGAAGCCCCAGCGCCGTTTGCATAGGTCAACAAACTTTTCTGTTCCTGCAAGTTTGCCTGTGCCGGGTGTGGTCACTGGGTAGTAGGGGTATTTACGAGGCACTTGGTGGGTCTTTCGGTTTGTCTTTGAGGCCGTTGCCTGCGAGCACACCGATAAGGCCACCTGCGAGGGTCATGAGCATTGGTGAGAGGACTGCCCATGCTTCGGCATCGTTTGGTGCTTGGTCGAGTGGTTGGGTGACGAACAGCAGGCCGTAGATGAGTGAGGCGATGGCCATCACAAATGAGATTGTGAGTCCTGCAGCAACAAAGAGAATGATGCGTGCTTTGATTTCTTCGTTTGTTAGGCGTTGTTTAGGCACAGCGTCCTCCTCCTATTTGTGTTTGTGTCCCTATGGTTTCGGGGGCTTTGTTTTTTATGCGTTCGCAGTTCACTCTTGTACGGTCTGCACAGGCTGTGAGGGTGATGGCGAGCAGGCTAATCAGGGCTAGGCGTTTCATCGGTTGTCTCCGTGTCTAGTAGCCATTGGGCGTATTCTTCATCGGTCATTTCACGGTCTATAACTATGTTTGTGTAGCAGTCATATCCGCAAATTCTTGGCTTTTGCATGTTAGTTTCTATATCCGTAAACACGCATAGTGCCTGAAATCGTAACAGCGCTAAGTGTCGTAAGTTCTATCCCTGTATAAGCCGTAGTAGTTTCTATGCGATGAGTAGGAAAAAACACAGAACCACTGTTGTTTCCCCAACCATGACTATTTGTGGTTGTATGTGCCGCCTCATTGGGTGCGTAAAAAGTAAGACTTGACACTGCTCTTGAGTTTGAAGCGTTTCCTACGTCTGATATCAAACCTGCAACAAGGTTTGGTGAAACTAGGTTTGAGGCTGAAGTACCCCAAGAAAAGCCGTATCGGTCATAGACAAAACCAGTTTCGGGAGTGCTGACGCCTGAGCGCATGCGAAAAAACAAGTCACCATTGCCTGACCCAATAGAAACAACTTGGACAAGATAGTTTTGAAAGTCAGACGAAAAACAACCGTTTATAAACGGGTTAGCCGCATTAGTAAAACTGGTTTCTGCAATTTTCCACAGCCCTACGCCGTTCATTTGCGCTGCTGTAAGCACTGCCCCTGTGGTGAAATCTGGTGGTGTAGCCATGTTTAGTATCCTAACTTGTTGTAATCGAGCCTGCCGAACACCGTCGAATTGAGTATGAGGTAGTTATTCAAATCAGCGCCCGACAGGTAAAACGTGTAACGGCTTGACTCAGGGGTTGCCGTCACCCTCACACCCTCAATAATTGACTGGTACACCGTGCCACGAAAAGTCACCGACACCCTCGCACCAATCACAAAACCAAAAGTCGTTAGACCCATGTAATCCATTTGAAAAGAACTCTGAGCCTCAGCCAAACAAGAGACACTGGTTAAAGCAAACTTCTGTGTGCCGTACTGACTCAACAGAAAGTTCGCCTGGTCGAGAGCCTGACCGGTAGAAGCCGAAAGGCTATTCACCGTGTAAGTACGAAACGGCGCAACAGCACCCACATTGGTGACAGTCTGGGCTGCGAAGTTTGCAGGGTCAACTGTTACTTGTGTGTAGAAGTTGTCTGACAGCGCACCAAAATCCACTTGGTCATAAACCTGATTAGTGGCGTTGTTAGCCACATCAGAAAAATTCACTGTGCACACACGGTCATTGAATGGGCCGTTGCAGAGAATAAAGTTCGGCCCTGTAGCGTCAGCCATACGGCCATTCAAAGTGACTAGCGATGCGTTTATCCAGTCGCCCCAAGTGCCCGACACCGTAGAGGAACCCATTGCAGGTGACGTTGGCTCGGTGCTAATAACCAAACCTGATTCAACACCAGCTGCAGTGCACTGGTTAGCAAAAGTATCTGCAGCCATTGCATAGTTCAGACCTGACATTCTTGATGCTTCAGCAAAACTGCCTTCAAGCGTCACATTCAAATAGTCGGCCTGACCGACACCAGATGCAAACGGTATGCCATAAGCAACGCTCACATCTTTTATGTTTGCGTGAAACATCGCATAGTTGCCGTCTGTAGTGTTCGGCCCCCAAATACGCACATAAGTACCAGGCACCATTGCCGTATTAGGTGTGGCGTATCCAGTCGGATAACGAATCGTCAGCGACCCTGTAGAGGCGCTGTACTGGTCAAGCATAAATTGCCTGCCGATGCTGAACGAAATGTCTTGAACATCGTCTAACTCAACCCATGTGCCAGTGTTGGCTGTAGTTGAATACTCGACTTTGTAGTTGTACGGCATTAGAAGGCGTTGTTTGTTCTAATAGGGATAGAGCCGTTCTGCCTCATGTAGGTACGCAAGGCCTGCACTACAGCGTTAGGGTCTGCGCTGGTGACGTTGATGTTGACAGTTGTGCCACCACCCATTCCAAACTCGCCCATACGGTCTAACGGAATGACAGCCTCTGGGCCACGGCCTTCACCAATCATCGCCAGCGTCGGGCCAGTGACAATGCCACCGTTAGCCAACATCGGAATGTCAGGCATGGCAAAACCTTTGCCACCGATACCGGGCACCCACGACGGCACAGTAAAAGAAAACTTGCCGATGGTGTTGTTCCAGACAGAGGCGATGCCGTTGAAAATTGTTTTGAACACTGTGAGCATCAGGTTGAACTGTGGAATGACCACGTTGGTAATCCACCATTTGATGCCACCAAAAACAGAATTCACAATGTTTCGGAAACCTTCAAACTTTGTGTAGGCAATTGCAAGACCAGCAATAAGCGCACCGACGCCGATAACAATAAGCCCAATTGGGTTCAGAGCCATAGCAATGTTGATTGCCACAATGGACGCTGCAATTGCTGCTAGAGCGCCTGCAATAATCATGAATGTCTGTGGGTTATCTTGCGCCCAAGCACCGAACTTTTGCAGGTAAGGCAGAACTGCTTCGACGGCTGGCAACAATGCAGCACCAATAGATTCTTTTGTTTCGTCAAGGGCAATTCCAAGACGCTTGAATTGTCCTTGTGCAGTGTTTGCTGCTGTCGCTGCTGCACCTCCTGTGGCTGTGCCGATGGCATACATGACGTCTTCAAACGATGCGCCGTCTTTTATCATTTGACGGTATTCGGGCGCAAGTTTTGCTAGGGCTGTGAGGTTGCCACCGTAAGCCTTTT